GATATTGTTAAACGCATTAGTTGGGCGAGTGGTGTGGTTATATAAGTTAAAATACCCGTATATACAATTAGCAGATACTGAATATTCTGCCCAACCAAATTCAAAATGTTTTTTGAGTAATTTATCATCAAATCCAATACCTTGTTTTTCTATATTATAAAATACATCAATATAATCATCATTCAAGTATTCATTAGGACTTAATCCTAAACACCAAGATATGTTATTAAATATATTTTCCTGTTTTTCATAATGTTTAGAAATAGGAATAATACTATTAATATTTTTTAAATGAAAAAACTTGTTATAAAAATGATCATGTAATGTAGTATTAAACACCTCTTCCTTAAGCGCCTCAGGTAACATAAAATTTACATCAATAATAGGTAATTCATCACCAATTAGATATTTAGTTGCCTTTTTATCTAACGTATATATACGTTCGTGTTTTTTAGTAAGATAATTTAATACTGATTGTAATGGTAGTTTAAATGCTTCACTGTGATTTATAGTAAATAAATAACCCTTTGATGTAGGACACTTATAGTATATCAAACATGTTTCACTCAGCTTAGGATGAAAATTATCATTAAGCGGAATTATGTTAATAAAGCAATTTGTGCAGTCAGTATGTAGTCGACTGAGTTGATCCTCAGTTTCAATAATATAAAACATAACCTTTGTTTCTGTAAATATAATACTACAGTCTTAAACCTCCAAAATTAGCTATATTTTGAGCTCGAAGTTCTTTTAGCGTTTTGTCTAACAGCAATGAAATAGAACCAGCTACTGTTGTATTCATTGGTTTTAAAAGCATATTTTCTGATTGGGCAGTGGTAGCTCCATCAAATACATCTCCATTTCCTCGCACGTGATAGTATCCAACATACTCTTTTCCATTACTTCTATATTCTAACTCTCTACCAGATGTATATTGTCCAGAAATTATTTCTATAGATTCAATAACAGCAAATTGTGTTAAATTAGAAAAAAATTTTTCAATGCTAGGAAAAGCTTTTGATTTAGTAATTAAAATTCTTTTATTAGTATCAATTATTCCTGCTCGAGGATAATCTTTATTTTCTCTATTATCACGTAATGGACCAGTAATTTGCCAAAATATAGAAGTTACAGCCCACATTGGATAATTGTATACTCCTCCTTTATATAATAAATCATTATAAGTAGGTCTATCAATTTCTAAAAATATAGAATTAGGAGAATTTCTTTTTTTAGCTACGTAACGTGTAAAATATCCTCTGTTGTAATCTTGAGGAGTTGGTTTAGGAAAATAAGGTTGAGGTTCTTTTAATGTACCTATTACTGAATTAGATGCTCCTGCTCTTCCTTTAGATAATAAAGAATAAACATCATTATTACCGTTATTAGGAATTTGAGGATTGGACGTTGCAATACCTATAGGCTCTAAAGGTGATGAAGGACCCTCCATCGGATTTTTTCCTGTTTTAAATTCCCCATCAAACGTTTCATAGTAATATCCCACATATGGTTGTTTAGTTGTTGGATTAACAAACTTATCACCATTAGTGTATTTATTATCTATTACTCTATTTTTTGGAAAGTATTGAGCCATTATCCTAAATTCTTTTCTATTTGTAACTTAAGTTCTCTTAACATAAAAGTAGGAATATCAAGGTGTCCAGTTGATACTCTTTTTATACCCACTTTACCAGTTCCTGAATTAATTAGAGTAGCAATACTTCCTTGAAGTGCTCCGTTTCTGTCAACAGAACCATAATAACTTTCTCCAACCCAAGCATTTGGATTATAATATAAATATTGGAATGTTCCCCCTCTATTTATAATTGATTTTACTGCTAATGTTAAATTATTCGAAGGTACAGGATCCATCATTATAAAGTTTCTAAGTTCTCTTCCTGATGATTTTACTGCTGCTAATACACTTGCACTATTATTTCCGCTTCCTGAATAAATACCTATATTTAATGTTCTTTGAGTTAAACCTGCTTTTGTAAGTAATTCATTTATTTCTCGTTTAACACTTGAAAAGGAAGTAGTCCATGTTGTTGGGAATACTAAAACATACTTATCAAACCAATCAGGGGCAGCAGCTGTAACTTTTTGAGGCATATAATCTCTACCTATTCTTCCCCCAACATCAACACCAGGATAAAATATAAATACATCTACTTCTTTAGTTGAATTTTTGGGTATGTAGGTATAAGTATTAGCTGTTGTATTTTTACCAGAATTAGGTACTGTTACTCTTTGTAAATTTTCTTGTTCTTGTCTTTGAACAGTAGGATCTGTTGTTTGTCTAGGTCCCGTTCCTGAAGAGGAAGTTGGAGGTGCCGTAGGAGGAGGGGTATTAACTTTATAGTCTGTACTTTTTAGTTTAACTCCAGCACTAACTTCATTCTTTAAAAATAGACTTTGACCAGAAATACTTGTTACCCATCTATTATTATCTATTGTATTTTCTACTTTTCTAACTACAAATCCCAATCTTGTTTTTGTTGGGTCACTTCCTTGATATGATAAAGGTAAACGAGCAGGAGGTATTACAAACATTTGATTTACTAATATTCCTGAAATGCCATCCATTTTTATACTCATTTCTAAAGGAATCATGGGGGCAGCAGAAGTATCTTCTAAGGTTGCTTTAAGTTCTAATAATTTATCTTTTAATGTTGTTCTTGCTCCCTCAATATCTGATTCACTATATTTGAGATTAACGTATGTTCCCTTTATAAGACGGGATAATTGGTCATCAGGAGAGTTTTCTGTAGCATCTTCAAGATCAATATCCTCATTATCTGCTTTAACTTCTGTAGGTGTTTCTTGTACAGCTCCACTATCATCCCCCTCAGTAGAATCTACTTTAGCAGGCATAATTCTATCCTTTACATAAGCATTCCATTGTCCAACAGAACTAGCATCGGTTGTTGCTGCTTTTGCGCTTGTTCCCCCTGCTTGAGCTCCAATTATTAACATTGATGCTAATTGAGGGGAAATTTTAGAGGTAAAACTATAATTTTGTACAATTGAATTTAAACCAATAACATCAATTACTGTAGGTACAGGATTCTCTAATCTTTGTTCATCAGTTAATTGAATACAATAGGACTCATCTAAAAATGCTACTCTAAATTCATTTACCCCACCTAAAGATTTGTTAATATCAGTAAGGATATCATTTAAAAATCTATCTAATCTAACTTCTTTTTTATCACTATTACCAGCTAAAGCATCCATTTTATTTACAATATACTCTATGTTGAGTAATATGTTCATAATGCGGCCTTTATTTTCACCCGCATAAAATCCTAATCCCGCACTCTGAATTACTTTACTTACTTTATCATCTTCTGCTTTATATATGTGATTTGTACCTACTAATTTTTGGGTATTTAATTTTTCTTTAGGTACAGTTGTGTAATAGATATCATCAAAATATGTAGAATCAATAACTCCAACGCTAGTAGATCCTTTAAATAAAGCATCATTTAATGCTGGTCCGTTAGCAATATCGACTAAGCAAACATTAGGGTCTACTGAAACAGCCCAAGGATATGCAAAACAATAATTAGTTTTGTTATTAAAATCTAAATATATATAAGGTTTTGTTTCTTTTGCTGTAGCATCCTTAGCAGAACTATTATATAACACTCCTGATGATTGTATAATTGCTAGTAAATATCCAAAAGGAATATAAACTCTAGGAAGTTGGTCTTTAGTTGTAGCTGTAGCAGAAGTACCTCCATCATCAGGATTAGTTACATAAGCAACAGTAAGATATCTAAATAAGTTAGTATCAATAAAAGGAATAGAATCCGCAGGAGATGTTCCTGCAATCATCGCAGCATTATTTCCTTTTAAAGCTAAAGTATTACCTGTAAGTCCTCCTCCTGATGTTTTTAAAAAATTATAAGTTGTATTTTGTTTAAAAATTTCATTTGTGAGTATAGGAGTAGTTGTTGTTCTTATAGCACTACTAGCATCATCTTGATCCTTCAAACCACTACTTGTATTTGATACTTGTTGAGTTGTTAAAGCATTTTCATATATTCTATATAAATGTCTATGAATAATTGAATTATTTCTTGAAGCAATAACTCCAGGTAATAATGCTTTTGCAGGATCTTCTGCTGGTTGAGTCGTACTATCTGTACCTGCTGTTGAACTTCCTTGGGTAGGAGTTGAATTTGAAGCAGGTGGTGATCCTTCAGATCCTCCACTTTGTTCTAAAAATTCAGCATATATAGGAAGATTTTTTGGTGTTAAAGGAGGAACATTAGATGTTGTATAATTTATACTTATAGATTCAAGTACTGAACCTGGTCCCATTACTTTTAAATCAATGTCATAACTACCATCGTTGCTTGTAGTCCAACCATAATTAATTAGTGTGCCGAATAAAGCATCATAATTTCCTCCAGTTGCTTTTCTTTGAGCAGTGATATTTTGAGCAATTTGCTCTTTACTATTAATTTTAAATACATCTAAAAGTTTTGGAGTAGAAATAAACTTACCATCATTATCAATATATGGAATATGTCCAAATTCAATTAAATATTTGCTGTTTTTAAAGCGCCAAACGGGCCTGAACATTCAATAGAGAAACCTGTTATACCAGGCATTGGTTTTAATCCCATTCCATAGGCATCTCCATTTTGAAACCCTACACCATATACCTTATCAGCACCAACTCCACTTCTCAAAACAGAACCATTGTTTAAAGAAGAGTTAGCATATATAACACCGCCTTGTAAAATATATTTTTTAGCTAATGCATCTCCAGCACCATATTTGTTAGAAAGTGGATTGCCTGATTTAATTTCAATATTAGATGTAACTCTAACCCATCCATTTCTATTAGTTAACCATTCTAACTCCTGTGGAGTTCTTTCAGTAAAGGGATCGTTGCCTCCTCCTTTAGATAAAATTTCAGCTCTTTTAGCTAATTGATCTTTAACATAGCCAAAAAAAGTTTTTCCAACAACATTTGTATAATCTAGAACGGCCATTGTTATAACGAAGTTGAATTGTCTCTATTATATTCTGCTAACACTAAACTTAAATTAGCTGGTATTCTTATTTGAACTCCTTCACCAGGATATAAAGAATCTCCTTGCAAATTATTAGCCATAGCAAGCACCCACCACAACGTTGAATCACCATAGAAATCAAAAGCAATTAGATCTAAACGATCTGTTATCTTAGTAATAATATAATTATCCTGTGGTGTTACAGTTATGTTAGGATAATAAGTTGGACGATAATATTGTGTACCTACAGGTCTTGCTGAAGGTGATTTATCATCACTTATTAATTTTTTTTCGAGTGGTATGAATAAATATCTATCTGACATAATTTATTTTATAGCTGCTACTTCACTTAAAAATCTATTGTTTTTATTTGCTGGGGTTATTAATGGTACACCTGCACCTCTTCTTGGTAATATACTCATAATAGGTGTAAAGCCCAAACTTATTTTTAAAAGTTGAGGTAATTCATACATATCAGTATCTGCCCCTCTTTCAGGTTCAGTCATTGCTATTTCCCAAGCAGCTTCATCTGGAATGGTAATATTTACATTCTTTAATAATCCTGGTACTCTATATAAGTAATCCCCGAATGTTAATAATACAATATTACCTCTCATTAAACCAGAAGAGTTATAATCAGGATAACATAATGAAGCTAAATAGTTAGCTTTTTGATAAATGCGTTTCATTTCAGGTCTAGAAAGAGCAGGTAATTGAAAATTCAAACTTACTTCTCTTGTAAAACCTTGATAAGTGTAAAATTGATCACCTCTACCAGTATATCTAAAACCACTCCATTCAGCACTATGATTATCAGTAAATCCGTTTACATAAGCGCGTAAATGAATCTTAGTTGTATTTACTGGATTGTCATTGCTTACTCCCTCAACACAGAATTTTACTAAATCCCTAGCCATTCCTTGTCCAGGAATAAGTTGGCTATCTAAGGGAACCATAGTTACTCTATCTTGAGTCGAAGTATTAGTATTAGTAATTTTATCACGATTAAAAGTAGTTAAACCAGAATCAGCATAGCCAATTCGACCTTGCATGTTTATACTAGGACTTTTATAATCGTAACTATATAATGAAGTATCACCTATTTGGTTATCAATTAATATTTTTCTAAAATCTTGAGGGATTTGTCCTCTATTATTTTTAGCATTAGCTCCTCCTTGTTTAATTAAACTATATGTAAAAGTATATCCAGAAGGAGATGAAAAATTAGGATCTGATCCGTTATTTTCTATATCCTTACTTCTACTCTCTTGTAAAGGAGGGGATTCAAGTGATTCGTATAATTTATAAGCTGTTTGAGCTCCACCTGGCTCTTCTGTAGGAGTTGCCTTGGCAGGACGAACAAAAGAACCACTAAATACTACTGGATAAGGGGTAGATTCGTAATTACTTCTAGAAACTATTCTTTGTTGATTAGTTGTTGTAATACTTTGCCCGTTAGCTTCAATTCCACTTACTACTGCTATTCTAGATTCAGATACGAATATGTTTTGAGCAGCTGTATATTTTGAAAAATTAAACACTGGTTTTGAACCAGTAATTAATCTAAAATTAGTAGGATATCTGTTTGTAGAAAAGTTATTTACTATAACATCTGATTGTTGTCCTATGTTATTTAAATAAAAACTACCTTGAGCTTGTACATATCCAGGATTGAAAATATCCCCACTTTGAGACATATATGCTGTGGAGGCAGTAATATATCTTTTATAATCTAAAGTAGGATTAGGACGTGTTCCAAATAAAAATGGATTCTGAAATATAGAAGCAGATGATGGGGTAGTGTTTTCAAATCTAGGAATAGTTGTTTTTCCTATTCCGTATGTTGTTTCAGGTCCATTAGAATATTCAAATAAGTTAAGTTGTGTTTTATCATCTAATCCTAACTTTTTTACTAATAATGGATCTACTTCTCCTGCTTCTTGGTTAATTTTAAGTTTATATAAAGCAACTAATCGGTTTGTTGCACCATTATTAGTTACTACTTGTTGACCAACAACATAAGCATACTTTAGTTGATCATTAGTATTAGGAGAAATACCTGGTCTATCCCAATGTATTCCTGTTCCTTGAACTCCAACTTGAGCTAATGTATTTGTAGGTACATAAACTTGAGTATAAGGAGTATTACCTAAAACACTGCCTACTTCAGTACGTGGATTTGATAATTGAAGTCCTACTTGTTTGGCAACAAAGAAAGGACCACGTTGTAAATCTCCTAAAAATTTTGTAATACGTAAAGTATCAGTTACAGCATCTGTAACTGCTTTAGCACCACCTCTAATTGGGAAATCTATGCTGTATTTTCCAGCAGCAAATCCCAACTGATCAATAGCAAAATCGTTTTGTGGTAAGTATGTTTTAATGTAGGGAAGCCCACTATTGCCGCCCCCAGGACGGTCATTACCAAACTTTAAGTTTGTTAGATCTGATTTTAAATCTATTAAGGGCATTCACGTGTTATTGAGGTTTTTTATCCAAATACTTCTCGGGATTTGCTACTGGTAAATCTAACATAGACTTACCTAAATCATTTACTGTTTGGTTAGTAGATGATGGCAAAGCATTAGGAGAAGTTTCAGGAGTTTTACCCTGTAAACTTAACGATGAATCTTTTAATTGGTCGAGAATCTGTGCCATGTTTTATTATTTTATATAAATATTTTATTATCCTGTTCTTCGAGCAGTTACAGCCATCGGTGTCTGTATTTTCTGCGCTATTTGTGTACTATCTAAATATACTTCAACTGAACGACCTACTATACCATCTACCGCGGCTTTAACTTCGTTAATAGCAGCTACTAAAGGACCTATATCTATTGATCCTCCACCACCACCTGCAGCGGCGCCACCACCTTTGCCTTTTCCACCTAAATCAGTTCCAGCAATTACTGTATCCTTATCATTTAAAGCAATAGCACCTTCAGGAGCCATTAACGTTCTTTTGCCATATCCTGGTGATACAACGTCATCTCCTTTAGTCATTAACTTCATACCTAAACCTACCACCGCGGCAGCAGCAGCAGCACCAAGAGCCCAACCTACAAAAGGAATAGCAGCGGCTGATGAATAAACTTTCATCGCTGCCTGACCTATACTTTTAAAGAAATCTTTAATAGTTAAAGCTAATCCTTTTTGTTTAAGGGTTAAACTTATACTTTCGTAAGCATTTTGAAGTTTTTCAAATAATGCTATTCCTTTTTGCATCACGTAGTCTTTTGCTGATACAAGACCCTTTCTTATTCTTACTAATAATCCAGCTTGTTCAGTTGCATTTTGTTGTTGTTGAACAAGTAATGTAGATTGATCAGTAACAAGTTGTTCTTTACCAGTCAAGGCTTTCCATTTAGCTACAGCCCATTCTTTTAAAGCAATACCATAAGCTTGTGTTTTAGTAAGAAATGATTCTTTTTCTAAAGCACTATTTAATTGTTTAAAAGATACTTTTCCTCTTTCTGTTGCTAATTCAACTGCTGCCTGAGCGTTATTTTTAACCTTAAATAAATTTTCTTTTATAGTATTACCTGCTATTAAATTACTAAAAGTTAATTTTTTACCTTGTAGAGCAGTAGTTATTGTTTCTGCTAATTGTATTCCTTTAGCAGCAGTCCAAATAGTTCCAAATATACCTCCTATTATCATAAGAGGAACTTTTAAAACAGATAAAACTTTAAATATATCGTTTACTACACTTAGAGCGCTTGACAAGCCGTCTAATAAAGTTCCAATAGGACCAGCAACTAAACTAGCAATAACATCTTTAAACTTTTGACCTGCTTGTGCTAGTTTTTCTTCAGTATCAAGTTGCATTTCAGCTAACTTTAATGCTTTATCATTACCAGCATTTTTTTCTAATAAATCAGCTTGTTCATCCTTACCAGCAGCTCTTAATTCTGCTATTTTATCACGTTGATCTTTAGTTAATTTACCTAAACGTTCTTGTGTAGTTAATGTTTTAGCTAAATCATCAGCTGACATATTCATTGATTTGGCTAATGCCTCTTGTTGAATACGATTCATTTGCTGAAATTCAGCGATGCCACCAACATTTTTAAGCATTTCAGCAGCGGCTTCTGCTGTTTTACCTTGTAATGCTAATTCACGAGCTCTACCTAACTCTATATTTTTGCCTATGAGCATCTCTGCTTCATATTCGTTAGCTAAAGATGACTCAATATCAAGTAAACCATCAGTGGTTGACTTTGTTTGTTCCAAAGTCATACCTAATTCTTTTGCTTTTTTAACTGCTTGAGCAATTAATATAGGATCATTTTTATAAAACGAAGCTAATTGACCTTCTGTTTTAGCTACTTCTTGTAATAATTTTTTATTACTAATTAAGCCTTTATTTGCTTTAGTAATTTCATATACTATCTTTTCTTGACTCTTTCCTGTTGTCAAAGAAAACTGAGATAATTTAGCTGCTTCTTCTCCTGATAATCCTAATTTTTTAGTTAAATCAATTTGTCCTTGAGTTAATTCATTACTTAACACAGCACTAGTACCTAATTCATCATTAAGTTGTTGTTGTGCTTCAATTATGTTTTTAGAATTAAAATATAAATTATTAGAAGCAACAGAAGCATATTCTATTTGATGGACTAACCCACGGGCGGCTTCGCCAGCTAAACCATAATTTTTTCCTAATTCGGAAGCGGTTTTATTAAAGTGTAAACCAAAATCAAGTAATTTTTTACCTAATGCTATTAATAAGAGAAATTTACCAACAGGATCTGCTAATGCTTGTCCTATTCCACTAAATACTCCTTTAATTCCTGTACCTAATACTTGTAATTGACTTCCTGATTTAGCTGCTTCTCTTAGTTTTTTACCCATGTCTTCAAAGTATTCACTTTGAATTCCAATTTTTTCAAGAGCACCAGTAATCCCTTTAAATAAATTACCTGTTATGCCAAGAGTTTTTTGTAGTTTCTTTTCTTCTTCTACTTCCTTTGCAGTTAAAGGAACTATTTTTCGTAAGTAACCTTCTTGTTCTGATAAGGCACTATTAATTTCATTTTGGTATGCTAAGTTTTTTGATAATTCGTCAGATTCAGATTTAGTTATTGTTCCCGCTTCTTGCTTACGCTTAAGAATTGTTTCTTGTGCTTTTGCTTCTAATAGATTCGCTTTTAACGAATCCATTTCTTTCCCAACTTTCTTTTGTAATTCTTTTAATTGCTTAACAGTTAAAACATTTTCCTCAGATTTATGTTCCTGTATCTTACGAGAGTAATCTTCTAACTTATTAAAATTACGAGTTAATAAAGTAGAGGCTTTAGTACTACCATTAATATCAGCTATTACATTTTTTAAAGTATCAGATATATTACCAAATGCATTTTTAAGATCATTAACCTCATCCTGCATTAATTGTACTTGCTTATTAGCATTGGTAATATTATTACCCATGGATGATATTAAAGCATTAACATCTCCAAAGCCTTGTCCACCTAAACGTTTAACTTCTTCGTTTAGCTCACGCATTTTCTTTTTTGCGTCTTCTAATGCTTGAGCAGTATTTTGTGCTGAATTTTCGGCCATTTATCTAATGTATGATGGATATAAATATTAACAGCGCCTATTTTTTGGGCGCTGTTACTGTTGTATAAGTTGATTTAGGTGCTATATTTGGTCGAGCTATTTCAGTTTTTGATGGGTTTTGATTAGTCATAATATTATTTTGAGCTTCGGCTTGTTCATTTTGCTCGTCATAATATTTTTTTAATGAATTAAACGTAAAGTTTCTTAACCAAATAGGCATATTATATATGGTATGCCAATCATATCCACCATTACCATGAAATACTATTTCATGGATTTGCTTAAATAAACTAAATCTATATTCCGGAGTCAGGTCAAAAAAAGTTAAGTCCAATTCCTACCTCGACGCCCTCCAGTACGTCGCCGTCAGCTATAACATTAGTTTTCATATCAACATCAGGAACTACTTCCTTATAATATTGTCTGAATGCTCTTAAATCTTTAGCTAAAAAGTAGTTATCAACAAATTCACGAACTGTTTTTTTCTCACTATCACCATTGATTGAAGTGATAACATGTTTCATTCTTGTTGAAATATCTGCGGAAGCAGATGGATTAATTTTTTGCAAACCTTTAATTTCACGATCAATAGCTTGTTCATCACCATGAGTTAATGCTTTAAAGGTAACTACAGCTTTAGTGTGTGGAAGAGTAAATTCAAATGAATTAATACCTTTAGTAATTAAATCTTCTCTTAAAGGTTTATTTTCTAAAGTTGATAAATCAGCAGTTACTTTTCTTCCATCATTGATAAAATCATAGTCTTTACCATAACCCAAAATACGAGCAGCAATTAATATAGCGTTTTTATCACCAATTAAAAGATCACTATAACTAAATTTAGTTACAATTAATGATTGAAGTAATTTATCAATAACTGTTCCCTGAGATAAATAGTTTTGGTTTGATAAAATATCTTCTTCTTTTGCAGTCATGTATTTAATTTCTACTTTACCGCTAGCTAAAGGACTTCCTTCTGGGTATAATAAACCTTTAGAAGGTAATTCAACAGTTTCTGTTGGGAATTTAAATTTAGATTGTTCTGTAGAATCTAGATTTGCAACATTGTTTTGTTCTATCATATAACATTATTTGATATAAATATATATTTTTTAAAAATTTGATAAAAAAAGCGCTAAATTTCTTTAGCGCCTCTTTATTATCTACTGTGTGTAATTAGAAGTTCAATATACAGTAATCCATAGCGATTGTAACTGATAAGCTAATTGCTGCATCAGCTGTCCAATCGTATTCACCGAAGGTAGCTGTTTTAACATAAGCACCTTTAATAATCCACTCAGATACGATATCACCTACTGGACCTAAGATATCTAATGTTAAATCTTTCTTATAAAAATCAGAATAACCATCACGTCCTGTTACTGATTCGTGAGCTAAACGAGCCCATTCCATCACTGCTTGAGCACCAGAAGGAACTACGGGATCGTATAATTCTAAAGTCATATCATTCCATCTAACTTTACCTTTTACTTTACGGTAAACGTTGATATGATCTAATATGATTTCACCAGCTTCAAATCCAGGAGCAGAAGCCTTTTTGATTAAGTATGAAGGAATACCATCTACATATAATATAAAGCGATTCTGAACTTTTGGTTCGAATGCTGTGAACATGATTTCGTTCGGGTTTAATACTGCCATTTTATCTATTGTTTGATATAAATATTGTTAATTTATTTTCTTATGAAAACTGAACACCAGTCGGAGTAACGTTGAAATCAAGAATAATGAATTCAGCTGTCTTAGTTGGTTGTAAATAAATTGCACCAATTAATTGATTTCTATCAATTGTTTCAGCTGTATTATTTGATTCATCCATTACAACTTTATAAGCATATAAACCTTGTTTTTGTTGTACATTTTCTAAGTACGGATTAACTTGGTTTAAGAACTTATTTCTAGTTGTTGCTGTATTTTGTTCAAATACTAAATTATCAGCAATGTTACCAATGTATCTTTTTAATGTGATTAATAAACGACGAACGTTTACACGGTCAAGAGCTGAAGCTTTAGTTTGTAAAGTTTTCTGACCAAATGCTACAACACCTTGTCCAGGGAAGGTAGCGATTGGGTTTACTTTATTAATATATAAACTATCACGATCTGATGGTGATAATTTTCTTTCTGCTTGAATTACACCTGATAATCCACCACGGTTGAAACCTGCAGGTGCGAACCATGTTTCTGCTACTTTATCATTGTAAGCATAAACACCAGCCATAATAGTTGAAGCAGGTACAAATACTAATTTACCAGTTTCCTGAGATAATACTTGAACCCAAGGCCAGTAAGTAGCACCATATGATGAATCGTAGCTATTAGCAGCTGTATTAACAGTTGAAACAGCAGCACCATA